TACATTTATTCATCGAATTAGCTATGATTCTGTCAGTTCTATATGGAATCTTTAAATTCGAAGCTACTATTCTACTGTTTGTGTGACCACAGCAGCCCATATTTCACTTTATTGGAGCGCGCGGAGAGGTTTTACTCCCATCTCCTCCTGGAAGAAGGCGTTTTAATTAAACTACGCACGCGTTCGTCCTGCTTTATTTTTGCTTCCAAACAAACCTAAAGTGTCCTGCGTCCCATAATCTACGATATCCATTTAGGAACATATTGTCCGCTTCGGTCTTGGTCGAATCAAAGTTCTCCAATAATTTTAACAACTTATGCTTTTGAAAATGCTGCCGTGAAAATATCTGATTATTTTTGACGTAAACGTAATTTGGCCTAGTGATTCCGTCTAATTCAAACCCTAGCTGCTTATATAAATTCCCATTTGAATATCTACGATCGGCATATGTAAGAATTTTACTTGGTTTTTGGCTGCGAATAAAGTGTTGAAACAATTTACTAGCCCCACCAACCACTGAACACCCTAATTCGTTAGCAAACCTCGTGATTTCCCATTGCTGCTTTGGGTGTTTATTAAATGACATAACCGCAACTAATTTATTGTCATGCAACAATCCATATTTAATGCTGGCTCCTTTGTGACCCTGAATATGACATTTATTCATGAACTCCTCATAACTGTTGTTATCGATTTCTTTAATGACACATTGTCTTGCATAAATTCTCTGTGATTTACCCAAGACATGTGAGAGGCGCGACTCAACTATGCTCCTTTTATTAATCCATTCATGGTCTGTAATCTGGATAAGATTAATACCCTTCCCGGCGCACATATTCTTCTTATGCGCGTGTCTATTTCTCTCTTCCGCGCTTTCCTCATGATCATATGAATGCCAATATATACCATTAACTTCTAAGCCAATCTTTTTATCTGGGATAAGAATATCGATCTCATAAGGAGCAATGACGGCCCGATCGTTGATGATTGTTGTCGCATCGGTAATTGAACAAATAAAATCATGAACTTCAATTTGCGGCCTGGATTGCGTGGCTGCACACTTTTGGCAGCCACTGCCTCTTAAATGTACATCTGGGGTCTGTCTAAATTCGCCATGTTTCGGACATATTATAACAATTTTTGTATAATAATCTTTATAAGAAATTCTCGAATAATCATAAATTTCACCATGAAGCGTAATAGCATCGTCCAGAAATTTGGCAGTGGCTTTTATCCTTCCGGTCGTGTGCCACCACTCATGCGACTTCATTCTACCAACTACCCCCGCTTCAGCCAATTTCAATTTAAACTGTTCATCATAGATACACCCACCATTGATGTGTCTTGCCTTTAATGAACAGCTTTTACATCTTGGTTTAGTATTATGAAGATCATAATACTCCTTTGTTCTGTAATTGATCTGATACACACCGCCACATATTGAACAGATACTATCTACTTTTGTGTTCCACTTAGACCCAATTTTCGGATGAGCTAATAGTTGTTTCTGTCTATATTCAGAAGTTTTAGTCTTACAACTGTGGCACACAAATTTACCAAATTTTTTAAAAGCAACTCGCAGACTGATAACCTTCCGATCAAATGCATTACCACAGTTGTGGCAATGCATTGATATACGCTCATTTGCTTTGTATTGATATAAATCTAACATCGAAAACTCCCTTAGAAGCATCATATACCATTTTAAAATACGCTACATTGAAAAGCCCCCAACGTTGGGGGCTTTTCAATGTAGCGTATTTTATGCCGTCACTACTCCACCAGCAGAAAGGATCTCTTCTGCAGCGAAGCTTTGGGTGCTTCTCATAACCACTATGTTGAGAATTATGTATTCAATGACCTTCGTCGGTTTGATGAAGACTGAGATCCACATCTCATTGCGATCGCGGCGCTCTGGAGTATTATTTGTTGCATCGCAAACTACATTAAAGTCCTCAAGACCTCTCCTGGCCTTGATATCTGCCAAGAACGAGGAGGTCAGACTCTTGGACTGATCCCACGTGATCGGATCATTCTGCTCGAACACGAACGGCCTGAGAGCCCTGGTCAGATTCTTCTTGATGAAGGACAGAAGCATTCTGACGTTCACTCTGTCAAGAGCCGATGCGGTTCTCTGCAACGTCCTCTGGCCCCAGATTACGATCCCATCCTGCGGGAAGTTCACGATCGGATTGACCGCATTCCCTGAACCATAGAGTAAGTCTCTTTCTGGGAGAGTCGGGCTGTACTCAACATCAAGCGCCGTGATCAAGTGGCCTCTTCTGAGACCAGCCGGAGCGAACCATTGCTCTGCAACTCTCGACGTTCTCGCGAACACTGAGAGAGCATAACCGCTCGGCGGGATCCAGATATTGTCACCAGAGAACTGATCAAAGATCTGGACCCAGCCCCAGTAAAGCGCCGCATAAGAACTGTTGATGGCTTGCTTCAGATCTGAGAGTAACATGCCGTTATGCCAATCAACTACCTGTTGCGGGCGGAGGCCGTATGGAGAATCAACAATGTAAAGAACATCACCTCTCGAGGCACACATTTGGATCGACTGACCAATCACCGCACCAGAAGAGAAACCTGGGGTAGCCAGCAAGTTGATATCATATGTCTCTGGGTTCTCGAAGGCAAACACACCCGTCGCAAGAGCTGGGTTTCCAATCACGACCCTATCAAGCTCGGAACTATATATCGGATCGGTCGGAATACCATTTGCGCCACCCACCGCGACCACTTGACTCATCGTTGACGGCAATCTCACTTCGTAGTTGGAAGGATTGATCGGATCGTTCTTGAGTGCTGCCGGTCTCTCTTCCCAGCTCAGGTAGTTGTTGCCATTAACACCACCATATTTGCTTCCTGGGTTGATGAGATTACCAATGTAGCGGTCTTCTGTCTTATCAAACGAAATGTCTTGCGTCTGGTCTACCGTAATTCCGGACTTGTTCTTGATAATTAACGAATAACGGCCGGCGATTTGTTCAACACCACTAACAAACGGCTCAAGAGTCACCGTGTTATCATTGATCCAAGTACCAGCCGAAGAAGCAACCAAGAAACCAACAATATTCTCGTAATAGTTAGAGTCCACCGAGCAGTTGATGCTGAGCGGATCAACCTCACAGCTTAGCGGAGTGCCTGGATCAAGATGTCCCTGTTCAGGCAATGACGACCTCGGATCACTGAAACCGTCATAAGAATCCTTGTAGGGATAGTTGATTTCGACCGTCTCAGCAAAGTTCAGGGTCTTAATGTTGGACCAGCTGGCCAACATTTCAAGACTCGCGAGCTCATTGGTCGGATCAGATTCAATCACCAACACATATTCGCTGTCGGTGATTTGGAGAGCATATGACCTCCAATATCTCTTACCGGATTTCACACCACCACTGTTACAATATTGAGCGACTGATGCAACCGGAACATTTGTTCCAACACCAATCGAAAACTCAATGGTCGTGATGGTGCTTGGATCAATCGAATTGATCTTGACTCTGCTGTTGGAGGTGTTGATGGTGAACGGCCCAGCATCGCTACCAATAAGCTTGGCTCTCGGAATATCCCAAGAATAAAGGCTCTTGCCAACTTCTAAGGCCCAAGCTTCACCCATGCTTGATGTCAGTGATGGCATCAGCTGAAGGCTCTGTCCTCTGTTGTCAGTTACTACAGTAGGAACACCATTGATGTTGACAAGCTTGTAATCTTCAATCATTCCCAACGCGCCAGAACCCATATCGATTGCGTTGAAGGTGGTAACAAAATCATCAACCGTATGCCCAGTGGTGACGCCATCGTACCAAGCATTGGCCGGCATGCGATATTCATGAATTACTAAACCACCAGAATCTTCTTGTCTATCAACCCAGAAGCAGAAGCTTCTGTTATCTGGCTGAGCGCTGAAAATGAAACTGTCATTCTGAGCAAGAGTCCCAGTGGTAATCACTATGCTGCAGATCAGACCAGTGCTGTCAAGCCCAGTACCAACAGTGATTGGAGATGACACCCCAGGAGAAGCTTCAGTTATGGTTCCTTGACCAATCACTTCGCCGTCGCTGTTGCGCGTAATGGTGTAAGCAGCACCACCCATGACCCCGCCGCTGGTCGGTGATGGGTCGTCAGTAATCAAGAGAGTGAATGTGTCTGATGTGGTTCCGGTGTATTGGTCACTGAGACCAGCTCCCACAAATTCGAGCACTGCGTCTGTTGGAACTGCCGGATCGATGTCGTTATATTCGTTGCTGGTGATGGCTCTGTTGTGGAATTGAATCGGAGTTTCTTCAGTCGGAACCCTCAACTGAATTCTGCCATGATCAATACCAGAGAATAATGGGATTCTGCCCCATCCGTATTTCTTTGCTCCAGACACGTCAATAGCTATCGCCTCAAGATCAGCTGGCATTCCTTCTTCCCACTGAACGCCAACTCTCTCAATGTAGCATTGATTGCCTTCTTCCAAATAAGCCAGCACCGCATATCCAAGGTAGCTCTCGGCAAATGGCTCACCAAATGTATCGATGTACTGTTGGGCATTGGTAATATACATCGGCTTATTAACTGGCCCCTTTTTGGTGGCGCCAATTAAAGCCGGGCGTAGTGCCCCAAAACCAGTAGCAAGGAAGCTGACATCAATTTCATTGGTGTAAACTCCAGGCGACATATAAACTGCCATGACTGTCTCCTAATCTCGGTATCATCATTATAATATTTTTGCTTAGAAAGCTAATCTTTGCAGGATCACATAACTCCTTCAAGAACCCGTATTTCACCTTTTGCCTTCAAATTCGACAATTGGTCGGAGTTGAATAATGAAGCTCTATCCGTAAACGACCTTCCTGGACCAACCTGGATAGATCTTTCCCCAACATAAAAATCTGATCCCTTTTCGCGAACCTGCAACACAATCATCCTCTTGGTCATGTTGGTGATCATCGTCTTTGGCTCTTCCGATCTTGACTGCTTCTCTTTCTTGATTTCCCTCTGTGTCAGTGGCCTATCCATTTTTTCTCCTAAAAGTCGTCTACCCGGTAAACGTCAAACACCTCCCCAACGGGTGACTCCCTAATAGTAGCCACCCGTCCAAGAACAGTAGGAACTATTTTTTCATTGATTGGCAGAGCATATTCAAGAGTGAAATTGAGATTGTAGATTACTTTTGCTCTGTCTTTAGAAACGTCAATATCACTGTTGTCAGAAGTTCCCGTGTGCTTCACTCTTGCAATCTGAGTATAATATTCATCTTCAATCATGAACTCACCAAGCGGATTACATCTTCTAATTATATCATTATCAATATATTCAGCATCTTGCTTATATTCACTCCATATGAAACATGAATATTCTACCTTAAATGGAATCGGCCTATAAATCATTCTCTTGCGTCTCATGGTAGAATCAGTAAATTCTCCCCTAATTGGTACATATGGCGGAGTAAATCTAGTAACATCAAAATTCCATGATGTTCTTTGAACGGAAATCACCGGAAGAGAGACTCTGCCGTCAATAAATTCTTGAGCCCAAGCCAAAATTGATCTATCTTGATTTACGACATGGGCTGTAGCTACCTTATATCCGTCGAGTGTCGGAATCTTGATTCCGCTAAGCCAGTTCTTGAAACCATCGTCGAGAGCGAAAAATCCCTTGGTCGCTACCTGTCTTATTTCTTCAGGGGCATAATTAACTGGCGAATCAATTACACTCACATTCTTTTTCTCAAGCGCCGGAGATGGCTTTGGCTTGGAATCGATGGAAATTGTTTGATCACCCTGGTAAACGGTGTTTAATGGTATCAACGATTGTGGTGGATGACTAGAAAAATTGTGAATAGGCATCAGAACTGATCCTTGATCAACTTACTAACCTTTTGTACATTATCTGATTCAATACTATCTGCTGTCATTTTAACTGTACTAATTCCCCTGAGCACTTCAGTCTTGCTGTTAGGCTGTAACCCTTTGATTCCATCAGCTATGATTTCTGCTTTGGCAGCCATGTCTCTGACCAATAATTTCTTAATGTCACTAGCCATCTTTATCTTAAGTCGATCAAGGTCGGTGTATATTTCCATGATTTCTCATTTAAGCTTGGGCGCGAGTGACTCATCTTTGTTCATATTTTCCACCGTACAAGTTAAATACAACCAGCGATACTTATAATTACCAGAATCACTACAATGCAAAACCCTAAACCTAGTAGCATTAATGACTAAGCTATTATGCGGGATAATCATTACATCCCCGCTGCGAAATAATCTATCACCCATCACGAGCATGATTTCAGCTCTGGAAAATGTAATGTCAAATTTGGTCGGCGCATCAATACCAAATTTGGTGAGCGTTACCTCTGGAGCCGGAGGCACAAAAAACGCCTTAAAATCATAACCAGTATAATATGTCGGATCTGGATCTTCGTTCCAGGTCTTATTAAATTTGTTGTCTTCCGTTCTAGGAATTACAGTCACCCACGCACCCGAGATCCTGGTGTTTTCTAAAGCCAGCTTCTCAGCCTGCGCCATGTCTGGATTATTTGGGTTATATACAGCCTGCTGTGGATTGAGCGGCGTTGCGTCAATCTGGGCTTGCGTAATGCTCACGAACTTCTGTTCTGGACTGAAATCGTATAATGCCATTAAATCTCTGATATCGGCCCAAAGACCAGTTCATAGGCCGCTTTCACATCTGGCTTCCGTTTTGCGTTGTTCAAGACTTTGTTTTTGTAAGTTATTGCCTGCCTTGGTTCAACCTTCATAAATTCATGATATTTGGCTTTGATTTCATCTGCTAGATCAGAAACATAACTTTCTGGAACGTCCGCTCCACCGACCGGTTCCACCATCGACTGATGCTTCTTATCGACTGCGGCCACGAAATCTTTTAACGCCTTTTCCATCTTATCAACACATTTAATAACAAATTTAGATGTCTTATCTAAGACATCACCATGCTTCTTAACCTTTGGGTTGCTTTGTGCTTCCTTCACTTTTTTATCTACATTACCAACAAAAGCGTTCTTGGCTTTATCGAACATCCCCATCACAAATTCCATCAATTGGCCTTGAGGAGTCTTTTTGTAAAGCCATTCAAGTAGCCTATTGACCCTCTTCTCTTGGCCAGTGAGTTGTGCTGTTTTCTGAATTACCCTTAATGTTTTAGCTGTATCACCGGCCTCGGGTATCATCGAAATAAAAAATATCGATGCCCCAAAATAATCCTTCTGCACTAAATTCTTTACGACCATCGGAAGATCACCGACAATATCGCCGATGACCGGAATTAACCCGACAGTCCCGAACACAGCCTCAACCGCTGTGTTTACTATATCCATCAACCCCTCGTTGATGACCCCGTTCTGGAAAGCGTCTTCCAGAATGAGCGAATCTTTATCTTCTAAAATCAGCTCGAGTTTCATATGTGCTTCTGCTCCTGACAGCACCAGTTATAACTAAACGCCGAGCATTCTTCACCAGACAACACCTCAACAGTTCCGTCCGCGTTGTCTCTTAATAATTTATACCAGTCTTCAACACAATTCTGGTGCGGACAATTATTGTCTGGGGGTGGGCCGTCTGGTAGGACAAAG